GTAGCCGTCTGTGCTAAAAAAACGCCTTGTGAGCGTGATCCCTTAGAGCTGTTACAACGCTTACAACAGGCCACCATATTCTCCAATGAGATTGGATCGCCTCCATGCTTAAGACTAACGATGTGATCTACAGTCGTAGCATCCTGCCCGCAGTAGGTACACACGTAGCCATCACGTGCTAAGACTATGAGGCGTTGCGCCTTGTACTTACGGCTAAGCCTAGGGTCGTGCCTACCTTGCACCATTAGTACCACCCCTTACGCATATGAAATGCAAGGGCATTACATGGAGTCTTATAACGATGGACTATGTACTTATAACCTAAATCCATTTGTACATAAGGGTTAGTCTCTTTGAGCTTTAATAGCTGAGGTATACCAAAGGCAGAGCTATTAGGGTTCTTGGCATAGGGATCCCATAACCTGTTTTCTTTAGTCCATAGTTTTTCTATACATACAAACTCTTTATAATTCATTACTTTTATATGTATATATATTTTATATTTGTCTATCTCATTTATCTCAACTGCGTTAGCAGGAGTATTTAATGAACTACACAAGGGTAGCATGGCTATGCAAATCCATTTGATAATACGCGGGATCTTGGGCGTGTCGAAGGTCATCTTTGGGCCTCATGTTCCCATGCCAAATGAGTTTGATCGCTGCCATTATGTAGCTCTACACCTGCGATAAGGTCAGTAGCTAACTGATACTTAAGGGTTATTCCACAATCGCATACATAGATGTACTTCATTGATGGCCCCATCCTGTGCCCTTAAAGCTAAGACCAGGAGCAGAATAGATCTGTCTCATGGGATGGCTGCAACACAGGGGAGCCGTTACATTGTTCATAGGTTGTTCAACCTCGTACTTAATACGACACTCCATACACTCATATTCATAGGTCGGCAATTTGCACATCCTCCATGAGAACAACACCCATAACCCCGCAGCTGACACATTGGAGCGTTTTAACGTAGGGCGGTAGGTTCTCGGTTACGACTCGATCCTCATGCTGAGTTACTTTCTTACATATCCTGCAATTAGATTTGAGTATCGCCATAGTTAGAGCTCCTTAAATACTTCATCTCGAATAGGTTGCGATGGCTCACCCAGTAGTTGCCTTGCTGTGTGTGCTTATATCTAGGCATCATCGCCATGTGTGCCGGTATCCATCCAAGTAGCTGATAGACCGGGCTCTTTCCATACACCAATATGCAGACATCGTTAGGCCGCGAGCGCTGAGACTCTTGTAATATCAAATGCCCATTAGCCCATTTAGTGTGTTTAACCTCAATGCGAGCATCTAAAGTCTCAACGTCAGCCTCAGCCTTAAAGGTATTGATGCTTGGCATGAAGTTACGTAGCCCAAAGTACTCAGCTACAGCTATCTCGGCACCTACCGACTCTGCGTGTTGCGTTATCATTTCGTGATAATTCAGGTTTTGACCATACAGGCGAAACCATGACTCATCCATAACAGCGGCACGCTCAAGTGCGGTGCGGTGAGCGGTAATCTCTTGAGAGCGGTCAAGGATTACGCGGTCGATCATTAGGCCCTGCATGATGCACATAGCCATACGGTCACTTCTTGGCCGATGTCGCGTATTTGTAGGCCGCCGCTAGTGCTCTGCCACTCAAGGCATTGATCGCATCGATCTAAGGCTGTAACAGTCATATCGCCGTTATCGTGTATGACAGTTGCATAGCCGTCTTTAATAAAGGTTATCTCGGCCATAGAAACACCCAAATAAAATTAAGGATTGTAATCATGATAAAAGTGGCAATTCTAATTTTTGTGTTTTTACTCATATTTGCGGCTTCCACTTGCCATCGCTAGCCAAAACGTGCCAGTAAGGCGTGCATTGAGTAGCTTTAGTTTTCTCAGTACAGAAGTACCCGCCCCAATTCTTAGGCGATCCGGCGGCGGCTTGCTTCCATATCATCGTGCCATGAGCACAGCGAGCGGGCTCAGCTACAAGCTCTCCGCCGAGCTCTTTTTTAATATCATCTATAGCTGTAGTAAGAGCTGTAGTACCTGTCTCTTTAGCAGTCTGAGTAATGGTCAGCGTGGCCCATGGATCGGCTTCCTTGTACTTAGGCGTAGGCTCAAACTCAACGCGTGCCATGTCCTCACGTGAGGCCCGGGCAGTCGTAGGGGATAGCAGCTTGATTGCTCTTGAAATGCAGCTTGTGACTGTATCTTCAACAAACCACTTTTTCATATTCTGTGGATATGTAGCTACGTTGCCATATGCGTAATCGACAGCACTTGGGACGGCATCCTCAAACTCTCTAAAAATCTCGGCCTTTACTAAGATCCAGCCAGCGGCTAAATCCTCTTTCTCTACAGAAGTGATAATGCGACCACTAGGGAATTCTTTGCGAAATCTGATAATCGTGTCATTAGCTAACTCGTAGCCATCTAGAAAACTCATTAGATTAGCTCCTTATCTTTCAGAGCTTGAGAGATAGCGCGACCACGGATAAAACCCTCGCCATGTCCATGCTTAAAACCTACAGAATAACCAATGACCATAAACATAAAACCTATGCCACAAGCTGCCAACCCGATCAATACATCTAAACTGTTCATACTTAGCCCTTTGTTAAGGCCGATCAAGCTACTAACCGAGTAGCCCTCTCAGCGTTGTAACAAAAGTATGAGGCCAAGTACCGACAAATAGCAATACGACACGCCTAACGAGCTAATCGATCCTCGAGCAGCATCTCGTAAATCTTGTCTACACGTTTTTCGATACGGTCTACACGACCTGCAAGGTTATGACCGCCGTTACCGTCAGGCCGTAGCTCTGAGAGGTAGTACTTAACCAAATGACGGATGAGCCCAGCCCCTAACCCCAAAATGGTAATTACCCCCAAGGCAATACCAATTAGAAGCTGAGCTCTTTCCATTACTTCTTTACCCCAAACTGACCTTCGGACGGTTGGAGTGCTTTCAGTAATGGCCCGATTAGCCCAGCGATAAACGCATTAGCCAATACTTTTGGATCTGAAATTCCGCTCATGTATAAGGCCGCCGCACTAGCTAGTGCTGCACGTCCGTAAGATTTTGCGGCTGCGATTGCTTGCTCTTTCATGGTGTTGCTCCTAAATGCCCTTTAGGATTTGTTTACTTTAGCCCTAAACTCTCGATGAGTGCTTTAGCCTTAGTAGCTGAGACCTCTACCTCCCAATGCATTTCATCGGCTCGGCTCTTAAAGTCTCCGCCCCACTTAAGGCCGTACTTTTTAGATAGCGCCCGGATCATCGGTACTTTTTCAGCTGGAAAAGTACCCACTTTTCCGAGCGGATGCTTTGTAGCGTTAAGATCGATAGCTGTACCGGATGAGTGACATGACAGCTTTGTCGGATTACCTCGTACCATGCGATAGGCATAAGCCCAGTCGTCAAATGTGCCCTCATCGATCGGCTCGATCAGCTCATGAAACTCGGCAGCAAAGGCGGCCAAGAGAGGCCCAACACTCTCGGCGCACCTTAGCTTACGATCCGTACCCTTTACAGGGTAGGACTTTATCTTTATAGCTTCCGGATCTTTTGATGCCGGATAGCCGTTATAGCTAGTTTCCATTAGTAACGCTCGGTGTGGATTGTTTCGCTTGCTGCGCTTCATAGGTTGATTTAAGCATTGACGTAAACTCGCCGTTGCCTCGGTCAATCACTACATGCTCTGTAATAATGCCGTCTGAAGGATTTTTAATCGTGATGATTTCAATGTTTGTCATTATAACTCCGCGTTCATGGCGATGTAAGCCGAAGTAGAATTGTTAGCAAGCATAATTACGGCGTCACCCGCTAATAATCCTGTTGTGCTGATGTTCACATTTGACGAGATAACACCTGGATGGTTAAGTGTTGCTGTTGCTGCATTGACGGATGCGAGAGCAGTTGTTGCACCCAGAGTTGAAAAATCTATCGAGGTTGGTGCAGTTCTCATAGGAACTGGATTTGTTATGTTTATGATTGCGGCTGTTGTGCTAAATGCCTGACCCGTACCAAAACTCTGATAAACGCTAGCTGCCGTCGATCGCCAGTAATACCTCTGACACATAGCCAGTTCAGTAAAATAATTGCCCCCGCTTGCAGTTTGAAAGGGAGTTGCCTTTGACCCGTACTCGACCTGAACACCCCAGATATCAAAAGTATTGTTTTGAATACCAAGAGAACCTGATCGGGTATTCCAATCCGAACCTGCGGACGCCCAAATACTAAAACCTAACTGAGAAGTATTTGGGTCTGTTCCTACTGTTTTACCTGAAATTGAAGGTATTGCTACTGTTCCTGTGTACCTTACCCAGTTTGTGTTGATTTGTATTTTTGTAACACCAATTGCAGTTATAGCGGTACTTGGGCTTCCACCTGTGCCAAATAGTTGTGCAAACTCCATTGTTACACTTGGAGTGCCACTTGCTGCTCTAGCCCAAAAAGAAAAAGTAACTGTTTGACCAGCGAAAGTTCTAACATCTTCTATGCCATTGTAAGTAAACAATAATCGATCACCTGCTGCGGATTGATTAGTACTGACAACACGCAAATACTGTTTTGCTTCGTAACCTGCAACTGGTGCTGTTCCAGGTGTAAATTGCTCAACAGAATATGTGGGTGCCACGCCAGAAGCTTGAGTGAAAGTGCTTCTCCATCTGTCAACCATTTGGACTGCGGTGGTTGTTGTACTGGTAAAGTTTCTTTGGTTTATTGTCATGTCAGAATTGATCACTTTATTCTTACCAGCTTGACCATAACCCACGTTCCAAACGGAAGTATCAATGGCATCGCCCAGCGTACGCATTGCCTGTGCGCCATCTTTGACAAGGCTAGTGTTGTCGGGTTCTGACCAACCATAATTCGGACTCGTTGCCATGTGATTATCCTAACTTATCGTGTGTAAATAAAGACGACCGCACCACTTGCAGTCGATCCTAGTCCGCCGTTACCGGATCCATAAGATGATTGGAAAGCACCACCACCACCGCCGCCGCCACCGTTGCCTGTTCCAGCTGTTGCGGCTGCGTTGTATCCGTCTAAATTAAAATCTTCCAGCGCATCTCCACCGTTTCCAGCTAAAGGACTGCCACCAATACCACCTGTATTAAACTGACCGCCACCGGCTTTTGCACCACCGCCGCCTCCGCCGCCACCTGTACCAGCTGTAAAGTTATTTGGAAGTCCTAAACTTGTAGGCACCGTTAAGGTCGCACCTGTACCAAATCCATTTTGTCCCGGATTGCCATTACCGTTAGTAGTTCTAACTGCTCCAGCTGCTCCCGATGGTGTACCTGTTGCGCTTGTAAAATAAACTACACCCGGATCTATAGAGTAAAGGCCTCCGCTGGCAGCTGATCCACCGGCTGTCGTGCCGTCAGCTCCCGAGCTAACAGATATTAATGATCCAAAACTAACTCGGCGAGTGCCGCTAAAATCTAGATTTACTGTGTAAGTAGCTCCTGGTATAACGTCATAATTCCAAAAAGCCGCAGCACCGGCTCCGCCTCCACCTGCGCCACCTGCTCCACCTTGTCCACCGCTTGCAGAGCCGTTAGCACCATTTCCGCCGTAGGCTTTAGCAAAGACTGCTATCTGTGTTTTTCCAGCCGGTACCGTAAAAGTTGTATTTCCTGCATTAGTAATTGTTTGTGAAAGCGTGTAATTGCCTAGATCTATAGGGAGACTAAACTTAGCCGGTGACAAGTTAAGGGTTAGATCCACATAAGTAGGAGTCGAGTTAAGGCTGTAGCCCTCGAGGAAACCCCTAAAGGTACCGTCAAACATATTACTTGGCAGATTAGTAATCTGAATAGGCTGTCCAAAAAATGTATTAATGATCGTATCTCGAGTAGCCGATGGCATATCGGAGTTGTCTAGCCTGAAAGTAATTGAGGCAAACTGAGCATAAGGCACAGCTCTAAGCTGTAGCTCTCTTGTACCGACCGCTGTGATGTTAGCTAGGCTTTTAATGTTGCTCTCTACCCGGTACTCAAAACGTCCATAAGTAGCGATGGAGTCGGGATCACTCGTTGCATATTCTGAGGCATAGCCTGTGCCATATTTGTAGATCAAGCTGTTACGGATCTTGGCTACCTGAGTTAAAGCTCTTACGCTAGATGGTGTTGCATAGCTGCCATCTATTGACGTATATCCGTAAGTGTTGAGGTAATTTTCTCGATGGTCTGCATCATCGTAATTTACGTTGCCTGTGCCTTTGTCCTCGTACAGCTGTCCAAGTGCACTTGCAGCAATTTGATCTGCCAAGTTTTCAGCTTTAGGCGTACCGGCTGTAGTTGCGATCATGGTGTACACGCCGCTATCGACAGTACCTACGTAACTTTCTGCATCCTCCCACGTAACCAATGGAGGATAGGTTGCCCATGTAAGAGTAGGAGTTACTTCGGCCCATGACAGGTTCAGAGCTGCACCCAAGATAGTTGCAATCTGTGCACCATCAAGGCCCTCAGCAAGTGCATCTGTAAAGATGTATTTAGCAAGTCGAGCGAGGCTACCGATGGCCAAGATCGTGCCGTAGGTTATGTAGCCAGTTTCCTCAGGGCTACGTACTCCGATAGTGAAGTCTGTAACCGATCCACCAAAAACAGGCACGTAAGCACCAGCTGAGTTTTTAAGCTCGAGAAGTACAGCATCGCCGACTTCAATAGTAAAAGCTGCACCTGTTGTATTAAGGATTTCAATACGCGAATATCCGGCATTAGGTTGCCGATCGATGTCTGTACGTCCGGTAGTTAGGCTTGCAGATGTAACAGTCGTGTACACATCATCGCCTACGCTTATGCGCCACTCGGGTACCCACGCGGTCATACTGCCGTTACTCCTCGAAGTGATCCGCGAGCAATAGCATCATTTAGCACTTGATCGATAGCCTCGGCTATAGCGTTCGGATCGCCTATACCTGTATTAATAGTAATGTTCATAGCTGCGCGTTTTGACTGTTCATCGACTTGAGATGATTTAGACACAGCCATTATTTCATCGATCTGTTCTTTTAGTAGGAAATTGATCCCTGTTCCTACAGTTGTGGTAGCGCGTAGATCGATCAAGCTTTGTGCAGGATTGACCCCTGCAGCACGAAATGCACCCGCTCCTCCGCCTCCGCCTCCGCCTGCGCCTGTTGTGGCACCCGATGGAGTTGATAGGTTGATCTGCTTGAGTAAAGCAAGTGCTGCTTCTAGATTAGCTAGATTAATCAGGTCTTTCGGCTTTAAGCTTTCAAGGATAGTCTGAATAGATTTAAGCTGTACATTTTGACCGCTAAGAGCTCCAAGGATTTTGAGATCCTCATTGAGCTTAGCCGTTGCCTTTATGATTGCTGCCTCATCTTTAGCCGCTATAGCATCCTCAAGGGCGGCGATGCTCTGTTTAACTCTTAAGCGCGCTGTGTCGTTAGCGATCTGTAAGACCTGTGCCGCATTAGTTATATTGCCTAATTGCTGAGCTTGATTTATAAGAGCTGCATTTAATTGGATGGCATCTAAATCAAAGACACCTTCACCCTTGCCAAGTAATAAGTTAGCTTTATCGATTGCGTTTTGTAGTTTTCTTTGTTTGACAATTTCCGCAGCTGACTTAGCTTGATCTTTTATAAATTTAGCCAGTTGCTTATTTCGAGCGATTGCCTCTTTCTCTGCCTTTTTACGTGCAGCTTCGCGCTCTTTGTATCCACCATCGCCTGAGCCCGGGAAAAATAGTGGCCCCATATTGGGAGCGGGTATAGCGTTATTCTTTTTTAGGGCATTACCTAAGGCCCCTACAGCAAGAGCAGCAACGCTAATAGCTGTAAACCATGGAGCCCATGCAAGGCCGATAGCAATACCGGCACCTACAAGTATTGGCTGAGCGATCTTGACCTCTTGTACAAGGTATCCGAACCCTGTAATAGCATTAGTAAGCTTTGTAGATAAGTTCTCGATAGTTTGAGCTGCACCGCCGGCACCGTTAGGCCCTGCTAGTCCACCTAAAGCATCGACTAGGCCGCCACCGATACGCCCTTGAGCTTGATTGACTGCCTCTGAAAGTATTGCCATTTTGCCGCTTAGGCTCGCTGCCGCTTCATCGGCTGCGCCTAAGGTATCCGTAGCTATTTTTTGTAAGATCTCATCGAAAGTCATGGCTGATAATTCGGCTTTTGTCAGACCTAAACGATATACAGCAAGTCCTTTAGAGTTACCAATATAGGCATTAGCCAAGTCAGATGCGACAGCCGCTACATCGGCATTACGAGAGGCAG